CTGATCCAAGCCAGTCAAGAAGATTCATGTCACAATTCTTTTTTCCAAAGGATACTGGCTCCAGGGTTATTGTCTTTTGCTTTTTGATAGGCTTCTTCTTTGGTATAACCCCAATACCTCATTTTGCGTCCTTGCATTTTTGGTTGACATACCCAAAATAAATGCAATTTGCGAATTTGTTCGGGATTGTTTGATGTAACTGTTGAATGAGAAAAGGAATAAGTCATTTTGTTTTTTTAGTTTGTTGTCTTTTTTCTT